TAAAAAATGTCACAATCGAAACCAACACTACACAGCATCTACACGATGACTTCTACAACTATCTCAACCAGCATGAACGAATTCAGCTCACTTTTAGCTGTTCTCCCAAACTATCCGTTTCGGGCGAGTCTTGGGATGATGCTATTAAGCCTGACGTTGCTCGTGAGTATTCCCTTGTTGATGGCAGCGATATGTATTTTAAGTTTGTTGTTGCTGATCAAGACGATGTTGATGAAGTTGGTAGAGCAGTTGATACCTATCGTGCAGCAGGTGTGGACGTTCCTGTATATCTCATGCCGCTTGGGGGTAGGTCGGAAGAATACACTCTCAACGTACAAGAGGTGGCGAACCTCTGTATGGAACGAGGCTGGCGGTTCTCGCCTAGACTCCACATCAGCTTATTCGGAAATGCCTGGGGAACTTAAAGAAATATCTAAATACAACAAAGGCGTACATACTGAAGAACAATACGAAAAGATAAGGAAACAACTTTGAATAACTATATTTTTACCAGCGAAAGTGTTAGCGAAGGACATCCAGATAAGGTTGCAGACCAAATCTCAGATGCACTAGTTGATGCAGGACTAGCAGCAGGCAACGAAACAACTCGTGTTGCTGTTGAAACACTTGTAACCACCAATCATGTTACATTGGCGGGCGAAGTAAAAAACTTTAATGTTTCAAATGACCAAGTAAAAGATATTGTTCGTAACAAGGTTCGAGAGATCGGTTACGAACAAGCAGGCTTTCATTGGGACAACTTGAATATCTACAACGAGATTCACAGCCAAAGTGCTGACATTGCATTGGGTACAGACGACTTTGGTGCAGGAGACCAAGGACTGATGTTTGGTTATGCTTGCAACGACAACGATGCATATATGCCAGCACCTATCTACTATGCACACGAAATCCTAAAACAACTGAAAACCATGCGTGGAGATGTGCTCGGACCAGATTCTAAATCACAGGTCAGTGTAGAGTACGAAGGCGATCGTGTAAAGCGAATTGACCAAGTTGTGATAAGTACACAACACGCAGACGGCAGTATTAATCAGGCAAAAGCATTGTCTCATGCTGCTGCAACACATGTGTTAGGAGACTTAGTTGATAAAGATACTGTATGGCATCTTAATCCTACAGGTAACTTTGTTATTGGTGGACCAGACGGTGATGCCGGAGTTACTGGACGAAAAATCATTGTTGATACCTACGGTGGTTACGCTCCTCATGGTGGGGGCGCATTTAGTGGAAAAGATCCTACAAAAGTAGACCGCAGTGCAGCATACATGGCAAGATGGTTGGCAAAGAATGTTGTTGCTGATAACATGGCAGATTGGTGTCAGATTCAGTTGAGTTATGCTATTGGTGTAAAAGAACCTACCAGTGTGTATGTAGATTCAAATGGACACAATCGTAGTATTCAACAGTTTATTGAAAGCAACATAGACTTAACGCCTAAAGGCATCATTGATAGATTTGACATGTTTAACTTTACCCAGTATAGTAATAACTGCACATACGGACACTTTGGAAACAAAGATGTACCTTGGGAAAAGATTGGGTGGTAAAATGAAACAATGGCTTAAACGTATAACTGGCATAGAGGCTAGAGAAAAAGAACTTCTCGAAAAAGAAAACTCAGTTTTAGCAAAAACTGATCCTAAAGCACTTGCAAACAAACGTAAAGAGCCTTGGGTAAATGTATTAGATATGCAAGTTAATGAAGATAATATACGTAATGGATTTTTTGAACTTGACTGGAATGACTACTTTATAGAAGAACTAATCGAAAACGGTTATGGAACTGATGCAGATGCACAAGAAGAAATAGTTGATAGGTGGTTTAAAGACATTGTGTATAACATGTTAGTAGAAGAAGACATGAATCCAGATCGTAATGCTGGATACATTAATGTTGTTCCTATTAGTAAAGGAAGAAGCGAAATATCATGAAACTTGTAGTATTTGGTGATAGCTTTGTTGAAGGACTTATTAAAGAACCTGTTGAAAATACACCAGAAGAACGTAGTGAAATAAGTTTTGTAAATCGTATCAAAGATTACAGTAAGTTTATTACCACTAGTCAAAACATGGGATTACGAGGAAATGCAAATCAAAAGATTGCATATGACTGCTATAGCTGGCTTAAACTATGTACCGAAAATAATATTTTTGTTGTTGTTGCATTTAGCGGTTTAGATAGACAAGCTCATTATTATAGAGATACAGATGCTTATCATTGCTGTGAAACAAATCTACATGCCGACGAACAGGGTTATTTTATTAAAGATGCATTAGTGCTTTTATTACACGAAGTAATGAAACAAAAGAATATTCCACATTTGTTTGTAGAATCATTTGTAAAATATGTTCCCGAACAAATATATTATCCAAAAGGTATTCCTTATGAATCAACTCCTTTGAGTGATTTGTCAAAAAGTTTAGCAGGTTGCCTGCATCCTACAGAAGTTGGGCATCATAATATTGCAAAGTATTTGTCTAAGCGTATAGACGAAATCATTATTAAAAAGAGTTCTTGACTTTTACTTTAAACAATGCTAATTTGTACATAACTAGCAAAGAGGCGTTTTATGACTTATATTCTTATTGACACTGCTAACACATTTTTCCGTGCTCGTCATGTTGTACGTGGCGACATTGATACTAAAGTTGGCATGGCAATGCACATCACACTTAACAGCATTAAGAAAGCATGGCAGGACTTCAACGGTTCGCATGTTGTTTTCTGTTTAGAAGGACGTTCATGGCGTAAGGACTATTATGAGCCTTACAAGCGTAATCGCAAAGAACACCGCGATGCAATGAGTCCACGTGAAGCAGAAGAAGATAAAGTGTTTTGGGAAATCTTTGACGAGTTTAAAGAGTTTGTAGGTAACAAAACTAACTGCACTGTACTACACAATCCTGTACTAGAAGCAGATGATCTTATTGCTGGCTGGATACAAAATCATCCTAACGACGATCATGTTATCATTAGTACAGACGGCGACTTTGCACAGCTCATTGCACCTAATGTGCGTCAATATAATGGGGTAAGTAATACTACTATTACTGTAGAAGGATATTTTGATGACAAAGGTCAGCCCGTGGTGGATAAGAAAACCAAACAGCCAAAACCTGCTCCAGAACCTCAATACATGTTGTTCGAAAAATGTATGCGTGGAGATACTAGTGACAATGTGTTTAGTGCCTATCCAGGTGTTAGAAAAAAAGGCACAAAGAACAAAGTAGGTCTACTAGAAGCATTTGCAGATAAACAAACAAAAGGCTACAACTGGAATAACATGATGCTACAGCGTTGGGTAGATCATGAAGGTGTAGAACATCGTGTACTTGATGATTACACACGTAATGTTACATTGTGTGACTTAACTGCACAGCCTGAACATATTCGTGCAGAAATAAATAATACTATTCAAGCAGTTGAAAGCAAAAACATTAGCCAAGTGGGTATGAGACTTATGAAGTTTTGTGCTCGTTGGGATCTTCAACGTATTGCAGATAATGCTGCACAATATGCTGAACCATTACAAGCGAGATATAATCAATGAACGCAAAAGAAATTTTAAAAGACAAGTTTTGGATTGTAGAAGAAAAAGGCGAAAAGGTAGGAACCCTTACAAAGCAAGATGATGGATTTTTGTTGAGTAAAAACGGAAATGTTACCATGTTTCCTACTATCAAAGATTTGAGTAAAACATTTGGTAAAAACTTCCTTATCGCTAAAATCTACAACGAAGATAAAACAGAAGATAAATCTGTTCACGGTTTTCCAACACGAACATATCCGTATAATAGTATGTTTGATATCCAACGTAAGTTACCTTTGTTTACAAAAAGTGAAAAATCAAAAAGTATTTACTGTGCCGGATACTACCTAGTCAAGTTCAATGTCACATGGTTAAAAAGTTTTTGTCCAAAACTTATTACTATTGAGAGAAATCAATACATAGGCCCTTTTAAAACTGAACTAGAAATGAGAGCAGCATTAAGTAATGTCAATAGATCCGATTAATACACAACCTATACAGCAGTTTATAAAGCAAGTACAAGCTGCTGAAAATAGTAGGGCAAAAGATATAAGATTAGATATAACTAATGCAAAAAATTTGGCTTTTACCTTAGGTATTGTTATGTCTAGAATGAATGGCGATCTAGAAAAGTTTGTAAAAGAAAATGCCGGTGGCAGTTCAGACGAGGTCATACAAGTACAAATGGGCGGAAATGCTGATTGGACTTGATCAATAAATCAGAAAAAAGAGATTTTTTTAGATAAATATATACGTATATAACTAGGAGACGTATATGAGCAGGCCTAAACCAACGGTGCTTATGGAGTTTGTTGATGGTAAAACTTATCGAAGTGAGCAAGTATTAGAAGCTGAGGCTATATGGGCAGTCTTTCATCAAGGCAAGCCTTTTAATCTAAAAAGTCAAAATACACTTACAAACTATCCAGGACCTAAGTATAAGAAAACAAGTTTCTCAAATCCCGGTCATGCACATAACTTAGCAAAAAAACTTAATCAAATGTTTAAAACAAACGAGTTTGCTGTGTATAAACTAACACACGGCGATCTTATCGACAATGAATAAAACTACTTATACCAAGCTGTTTTTAAAACAGTTAGGTGAAACAATATCTGATCAAAATGTACAAAGTGTTAAACATTTATGGTGGTATAACACAAGAGACAAAAACGAAGGAGGTCTTAGATTAACAGAAGAAGGCCTTGACGTTCTAAATAGATTAGAAATTGCTACATATGAAATACCGTTTCCTCTTCATATGACTTTAACAACACAAATCATTATTTTTTTAGACAAGTTTATTGACTGTCCATATTATCTAACCAACCGAAGTATTATTGTTACAATGGAGAAAAAAGCAGTAGAACTCACTTTGTTTAGTGGGGATTTACGCAAGTATGGCTTAACAAAAGCGATGACAAGACAAAAAAAAGATGACGAAGCCTCTTGACCTTTTGTAAATAATAACTATATTAATAGTATGAAACAAAGCAAAGAGGGCTTACAAATGTTTACTTACAGCGACGATATTATTTCTGATCTTCATAAAGATGCATATGGCTTTCGTCCATCACAGCGTTTCTTTGATGATTGGGCTGAATATACACCTGCCGAAAAGCAAGAAACTTGGGACAGTTTAGTTGCAACTATGGAGTATAACCAAAAGGAAGAGGAGCGCATCGAAGCTGCTAACCTTGTAGAGTTCCGTAAGCAGGTAGCTGCTACTATGAAGTTCTGCGATTGCAACTGGAAAAAAGCAGTAGAGTTCTTGTGCGATGCAGAAGATGATGATGTTAACTGTGAGCAAGGGTTTGATTATTTCTTGTGGAAGCAAGGTATTGGCTACAAAGACCGCCAAAATATTCGTCAACTTTATAAAAAATAAGGTTGACTATGTAATATCAAACTGTTAATATTATGCATAGGCACTGAAAAAGAGGAATACAATATGTCAGATAGAACTATTTCACCAAACAAAGCAAAAAAATCTATTCGTAGAGCACTTGCAAGAAAACGTCCAATCTTTATTTGGGGTCCTCCCGGTATTGGTAAATCAGATATTGTAGCACAAGTTACCGATAGTTTACCAAACTCGCATCTAATCGATATTCGACTATCATTGTGGGATCCAACAGATATCAAAGGCGTTCCGTATTTTGATAGTAACAAAAATAAAATGGTGTGGGGCGCACCAGAAGAACTTCCAGACGAAGAGTTTGCAAGTCAATATGATAATATTGTTGTATTTTTTGACGAGATGAACTCAGCTGCTCCTGCTGTACAAGCGGCAGCGTATCAGTTGATTCTAAATCGTCGAGTAGGACAATATAAACTGCCCGACAATGTAATGATTGTCGCAGCAGGTAACCGTGAAGCAGACAAAGGTGTTACTTACCGTATGCCTGCACCGCTTGCAAACCGCTTTGTACACTTAGAACTTGCAGTTGAGTTTGATGATTGGTTTGCTTGGGCTGCTGCAAATCATATCCATCCAGATGTAATGGGCTTTTTAAACTTTAGTAAAAAAGACCTTTATGATTTCGATCCTAAGTCACCAAGTCGTTCATTTGCAACTCCACGTAGTTGGTCTTTTGTATCTGAGTTTTTAGACGAAGATGATGACGAGACTACAACTACCGATCTTGTTGCTGGTTCAGTAGGTGAAGGACTTGCAGTCAAATTTATGGCACATCGCAAAGTTGCTGGGCAACTTCCTAATCCATCAGATGTTCTTAATGGAAAAGTTAAAGAGCTTAAAACAGAAGAAATCAGTGCCAAGTATTCCTTAACTGTTTCTCTTTGCTACGAACTTAAAGAAGCATCTGACGCAAACGATAAAAAGTTTGACGATAAAGTCAACAACTTCTTGCGTTTTGCAATGGATAACTTTGAAACTGAGCTAGTTGTTATGGGCATTAAACTTGCGCTAACACAGTATGCTCTGCCTATTGATCCAGACGCAGTTGAATGTTTCGACGAGTTCCACGATCGTTACGGTAAGTTTATTAAAGCAGCCCAAGCAGTGTAAGCGATATTAGTGGGTGGCAGAAATGTCACCCACTATTTGTATTTTTAGTTGACAATATTATTAAATATTGTTATAGTAAAATGTAATAAAGAGGTGCATTATGTCTACAAAAGCAACAGCAAGTAACACACGTCAATGGCAACCAGATCCTGACATCTCAGAAGAACAGTTAGCTGAAATGCAAAAAGAAGTCCACGATCGTATTATTACGGCACGTGTTGGACTTCTCTTACGACATCCGTTTTTTGGTAACATGGCAACACGTTTAAAGATTACTCCAGCAGATGAGTTTATACCTACTGCTGCTGTAGACGGTCGCAATCTTTATTATAATACACAGTTCTTTAATGCAATGACAAATAAAGAGATAGAGTTTGTTGTTGCACACGAAATCCTACATATGGTATACGATCACCTAGAACGTCGAGATGATAGAGATCCTAGATTGTATAATATTGCAGCCGATTACATTGTAAACAACTTGTTGGTACGTGATCGTATTGGCGACAAACCAAGTATTGTAGACTGCTTCCAAGACTTCAAATACGAAGGCTGGGCTAGTGAAGAAGTCTATGACGAACTGTTTAAGGAAGCTGAAAAGAATGGTCGTGAGTATGTAGAAGCATTAGGCGAAATGCTAGACGAACACATCGACTGGGAAAAAGAAAACGAAGAAAGAGAAGGCAAAGGTCTTCCCAAATACACAAAAGAAGAAATGGATCAGATCAAAGACGAGATCAAAGAATCCATGCTACAAGCGGCTCAAAGTGCAGGTGCAGGAAATACACCTGCTGGCATCCAACGTATGATCAAAGAAATGACAGAGCCTAAAATGAACTGGCGTGAGCTTATTCGTCAACAAATCCAAAGTACTATTAAAAGCGATTATACATTTAGTCGTCCTAACCGTAAGGCATGGCACACTGGTGCTATTTTACCAGGCATGAGTTTTCAAGACACTATTGATATTTGTATTAGTTTTGATATGAGCGGTAGTATTGGTAACGATCAAGCAAAAGATTTTTTAGGTGAAGTTAATGGTATTATGGACGAGTTTAAAGACTATAATATTAAAATCTGGTGTTTTGATACTGCTGTATATGCAGAAGAAGATTTTTCATATGACGACGGTAAAAGCCTACTAGAGTACGAACCACAAGGTGGCGGCGGCACAGACTTTATGGCGAACTGGCATTATATGAAAGAAAACGATATTCAACCTAAAAAGTTTATTATGTTTACTGATGGATACGCTTGGGATAGCTGGGGAGATCCGGACTACTGTGACACTGTATTTGTGATTCATAGCAATCACAACAAAGACCTTCAGGCACCTTTTGGGATTACAGCTCACTACGAGGAGGCCGCTTGAAGAAGGATATTATAAATCCTTTAAATGTTTTGAATATAAGGAGAGTAGAATTTTGTCCTCCTTATTTCGAAACTATGACAATAGCACCAGGATATAATCTATATGATGTAATAAATGATTGGATATATAGCAACCTTAGAGGCAAATACTATATAGGCAATACAGTAGCACTTAATAAAGAAGATACAATGAATACTATTATTAAAATAGGATTTGAAAACAAAAAAGAGATGAGTTATTTTATGTTAGCTTGTCCACATTTGAAATACAGTTGAAAAATATGACATAAGTATCAATATAAGGAGTAAAAAATGTCTGAACAACAACAACCTAACCCACAAGAACTAAACATCCAAGACCTTGCTACTATGAAAGGTATCATTGATGTTGCAAGCGAACGTGGTGTTTTTAAACCAAACGAAATGGCCGCAGTTGGTATTGTGTATAACAAGCTAGAAGCGTTTTTAGCAGAAGTACAAAAGCAGGCAGAAGCAGCAAAAGAAGCTGAAAAAGCAGGCGATGCAGCACCAGCAGAAAAGGCAGGAAGTGAAAAAGAAGAAGCAGCATGAAACACGTAGGAAGAATCAAAACAAATAGACACAAGGCTATTGTTGCATATAGAACTATTCCTAATGACCCTTATAATGCACTAGTGATTCTAACAGAAAATCTAAATGCAGCCGATCATGACGATCTAATGAAAATCGTAGAATCAGCAGCAGGACAAGAAGAATATGAACTAGCAACAGCACTTGCTAGATCTTATTTTATTGATGGAAGAAATATGTTGGCAGCACTGCACAGAGAAGGTCAACTTAGAAAGTTTGCAACTAATGAAGTTGAGATGACTCCTGATTCAAACAATGTAGTTGGATTAGATCAACTTAATGAAATCATTGCGTCACAGCGTGGTTTATCTTTAGAAGACTTGTCAATACAACCAGACAGCACTCCTATCAAAGAAGAAAATGTTGTAGAGACTCCAGTCCAAGAAGAAGCACAACCGGTTACACAACCTGATACGCTTAGTGACGAAGATTTAGCAAAACAACTTCGTAGTCAAGCTGATGCTTTGTTTAAAGAAGCAAAGGCACTTAGAGATCAAGCAGAAGAACTTGTTCCAACAAAGAAAAGAACAACAAAGAAACAAGAAGTTGTCGGATAAAAAACAACCACCCCACACAGAAGAGCACTGGCAAGAAATATTTGATTCCATTGATATGGAAACCTTGCCAGTCGCTTATATGAATAAAGTAATAGTTAGATTCCACGATAAAACAATATGGCATATCGATATTAAAGATAGTGCCAAAAAACAGCCAATAGAAGAGATTGAAACTTCATTGGATGAAATGTTCAATTTATATCAAGATAGTATAGAAAGTATTGATTTCCGTATGGATATGGATCGTGTCAAAGCAGATTTATCTAAAAGAGTTAAAAAGTTTTTAAAGTTAAACAAATAATAAATCTTGACATGTGATAAATACTATTAGAGAAATATCACCTAGGAGATTTAATATGGCATTCCGCTTAAGAAGAGGAACAGACGCCGAAAGACAAACCGTTATCTTTCAGGAAGGCGAACTTGTTTATGTAACAGATACCCAAGAAGTATATGCCGGTGATGGCACTACTTTGGGCGGTATTAGAATAACTGGTAGTGTAGAAGGCTCACCAGCATCGCTAACACAAAATCTTAACTTAGCAAACTACCAGATTGTTGGCAATGGTGCCATTAACATGTCTGGTACAGTTACAGCTACCGCATTTGTAGGTGACGGTAGCGGACTTACAGGTATTACCGGAGTCGGCGGAACTGGTATCACTGAAGGTCAAACATATGATATTAATATTTTAGGTGATATTGTTGCAGGAGATAGCACTCTTGCTTATGATTCAGCAACTGGTATTTTTACTGGTGATTTTTCTGGTGATGGATCTCTACTAACAAATATTACATTAGATCAGTTACAAGATGTAACTGCTATCGGTCCTAATGCAAATGACGTACTTGCATATGTTGGCGGAACATGGACAAGTATTGATATTGACAGTATATATGCCGGCGGAGGCGGAGGTTCTGGTATAATCGAAGGCCAGACATATGATATTAACATCGCAGGTACTCTTATTGCAAATGACAGTGGCGTAGCATGGGATCCAGTTACAGAAACATTTACAGGAAACTTTACTGGACCTTTAACAGGTAATGTGACTGGTAATGTCACAGGCAATGTTACTGGAGATATTACAGGTAATGTTACAGGTGATCTAACAGGAGAAGTTACTGGTGCATTATATGGCGATGTTATTGGAAATATGACAGGTAATGTTTTTGGTCAAGATAGCACAGTATTGTTAAACTCTACTACTAGACGCCTTATTGGTGATGTGTCTGGTAATGTTACAGGCGATCTTACAGGTAATGTTACAGGTAGTTTACAAGGAGAGGCATTTGGATACTTCCAAGGACAACTAACAGGTGACCTTTATTCAGTAGATAGTTCTCTCGCATACGACAGTAATACAAGTACTTTCTACGGTGGTGCATTTGTAGCAAGCAGCAACGATTTGGTAGTATCAGGAACAACAGCAGGCGCAGAAAACACAGTTACAGTCAAAGGCGCTCAGAACCGTGGTAACCTTACTTTGATGAACGAAGATGTTGCAGATGATTACGATGGTCAAAATGTTAACTTAGGTTATATTGGGTTTGCAAAAAATGATACAAACGGCGTTGAAGTTAATGTTCAGATTATTGGTAGACAAGATAGACTACTTATTGGTATTGACTCTACAGGTGCATACGCAACTGCTGACAAGTATTATGCTTTTAGAGATGGTGGATTTCATATTGGTGGTGCTGCACCAGCTGCTAAACTACATATCACAGACGGATCATTACGTTTTGAAGATAGCAGATTAATCAGCGAGATTGCAACTCCAGGCGACGGTGAAGTATTTTGGGATAGCGCAAATAAAACACTAAATGTATATGATGGTGCTATATCTGACTGGCGTGAATTTAATACAGTACGTACTGATATTTTAGAAGGTGCTGGTGTTTATGGTAGTTTATTACAACTAGTTGGCACTGCCCAAGCAGACATTGATGGTTTAGGAAATGACAGTGCGTCACTTGTTGGTGGAATGCTATACAACAGTGACAAAGATTGTTTCGAGTTTGTACAAGCAGGTAGTTATACAAATATTCCTAACTCAGGCGATCACACTGGTCAACTTTCACAATGGAACCAATCAACAGGTAAATGGGAAGTAAGCAGTTGGGAAACACCACAAACAGGTCAGTTCTTATACTGGGATGGCACACACTGGAGTCCAACAAACGCACCAGCAGGAGGTGGCGGTGGAGGCGGAAGTGCCTTTACACACATTGGTGTTGCAGCAGATGATAGTGCTATTAGACTTATAAACGAAGGCGAAACATTTTCTATTTTAGGTGGAACAAATATTACTACTTCAAGTGATGCAGAAGGCAATATCACCATCGAAGGCGTTGCTCAAGACTTTACTTGGGGAAGTATTACAGGTACACCGACAACATTAACAGGTTACGGAATAACAGATGCAGCGACAAGTGCACAGGGTGCATTAGCAGATACTGCACTACAACCAGGTGACGCTTTGGGTCAGGTAAGAGGCAGTATTATTTCAGATGATTCAACTATACTTGTAGACGGTACAGCAGGAACACTGACAGCATCGACATTGACAGGTTCGGTACCAGATGCAAGCATTGCAGAATCAAGTGTTACACAGCACGAAGCTGCACTAAGCATTACACAATCTCAAATTAGTGATATAGGCAACTTTACATTTAGTGCAAGCACATTAGACACAAGCGATTCTAGTGGTATTGTAATAACACCAGCTGTAACTGTATCAAGCGATCTTACTGTAGAAAATAGTTTGACTGTGACAAATAATATCACAGCTGATACTTTAAATGTAACAACACTTTATTATGATAATCTAGAAACAAGCGGTGCTGGCACACCAGAAATCGAATCAGATGGTGCTATTGCTCTTACAGCAGGAACTAGAGTAGAAATATCATCAAGCCCTATAAAGATGGCAAGTTTCACAACAGCAGAAAGAGATGCATTGTCTGCAACTAATGGCGATATGATTTACAACTCGACTACAAACAAGTTCCAAGGTTATGCAGCCGGCGCTTGGGTAGACTTACATTAAAGGGGACATGAATGGCTGAAAAGTATTACCAGCTGGGAACACACAACAGTGAACAATGGACTGAAATCCATAACGAACTTTGCGAAGCAACAAGTGGATTAGCAAATATACCAGATAGAGCTTGTACTTGTACAGATGACAAAGCACACAGTCCAACCAGAGGTACTTTTTTGTTAACAGACGAAGAAGCAGCAACTCTAAAAGAAGATCCAAGAGTGAAGTTTGTGAACGTCGATTATGTAATGTATCCAGAAACTTATGCTCCTCCGCCAGACGAGTTACAAGCAACTACACCCGATTTAATCAACCGTTTTGGTGGTGCAGTTAAAGTATATAGAGAGTTCGAAAATAGTAATACACTTCCTGGCACGCCAGATTCAACTGATTATAACAGGACAGGTTTCCAGCTACTACGCCATATGAAAAAACTAGATCTATGGGTAGAAGAAGGAAGAACAGACAACTATGTTTATAGTTCTCAAGTTGAACAGTTTGCAGATGGAAGAGATGTAGATGTTATTGTTGCAGATGACGGCGGCGGATGGATAGGCCATCCTGAGTTTCAAAATAACTGCTCAGGATCTTCTACACCTTATGCATATGTCGGGGGTAATGTGCTGCCAGGAGATGGAACATGCGATGTACTAGATTTAGTATTAGATGCACCTTACTATTTAGATCCAGATTATTTTGATGCAGATCCTAGCAATAGACTTACAACAAGATGGGATAACACACTTGTTCCTGTAGAAAGTTTTGCACGTGACTGGTGGATAAGCACTGCAAATAGAAGTGCAATTTTTAATGCAAAGTTTCCTTCAGCAGGTACTACAACAGCAGTTACAAGCAGTTATACACGCAGTTATTGCAATGGCAGTAACACAGCACAGAGCAGCGTAGGCACCCACTGTACGCCCTGTATGGCGCTTACATACGGTAGAACACAAGGCTGGGCATACAATGCTAATAAATGGGTTTTAAACTTATATGGTACAAATGGTTCAGATATAGAACGTGGATTTGATATTCAAAAGATTTTTCATAACACAAAACCTACTAATGCAAAATACGGCACACAAGATCCAACAATAAGTTCAAACAGTTGGGGGTATAGAGCAAGTAAAGGTACCACAAACGGTTATTATCACTTCCGTACAGACGCACCTGTACAATATGGTGGAACAGGCGACGAGCCGACATTTATCGATCATATGGGATCTCAAGGTGATTTAGGTCGCTGGAAAAGCGAAATGAAAACCAACTCACTGACAACTGCACTAGACGAACTTATAGACTCAGGTGTAATATTTGTTTGTGCTGCTGGTAATAGTAATCAAAAACAAGTGAACTGGGATCATCCTGATTTTAACAACTATGTAAGTGACATTAGTACCAGAGACTTAGAAGACACAAGTTACTTTGAGTTTAGTGTAGAAACTACTGGCACAACGAACCGTAGAGGATTTCCACAGCAAGGTGGAAAGACACTTGGCGCAGGCAGTACTTACACCGTAGATGCAACCAACAACGGAACGACTGCCTACACATTGAGCAACGGTACAGACAGAGATGGTGCAGTGTCTGGTGATAATGCAGGTATCAACATAAGAGTAGGTGATACAATTTCAATTACAAACAATGCTAGTGCAAGTCATCCAATGTATTTAAAAACTGTACAAGGCACAGGCACCGGAGACCAAGTTACAGGTGCAACAGGACAAGGTGCAAGCGAGGGTAGTACAGTAAGTTGGACACCAACTGCTCACGGTACCTATTACTATCAATGTAGTGCACACAGTGCAATGAACGGTACAATTACTGTATCAGCACAAGAAACAAACTATAAAACTATCAACATAGGCGCACTTGATGATGAATATGTAACCTCTAAAGAAGCAAAAGTAGGTTATAGTGACAGAGGTAATGGCATCGATGTATATTTTGCCGCAGATGGTACATTGGCAGCAAATAGAGCATATACATCCGAAGGTAGATATCCTGATACATATCCTGGTTTTACAGCGGATAGTGGTAGTGGTGCAGGTGTACCAGAAGATTGTGCATTTGGCGGCACTAGTGCAGCATGTCCAGTTGCAGCAGGGTTTATATCGTGTCTAGTTGGACTTAACAGGAACTGGACATATGCAGATGTCAAAAACTATTTTAATAGTTTAGATGCACAAGATAGTGCAAACTTTTATACAGGCACAGAATCTACAACTGCAACAACAAACAACTGGCTTGATTATAATAGCTTAGAAGGCGGCGATGCACGAGTTGGATATCAAGATACAAATCTTATTACCCAGACAACTTTTCCACAACGTACAAGTTCGTTTAATGGTGCTATACGAATAAAGAATGCAATAGTTACAATAAAACAACGATTTGATAGAGGTTAAAAAGTATAGTTAAACCTATCTAAATCGTCCTTGTGATATTTTTCAACAAAGTCTATAGCTTCCTGGCTATAGACATTTTTGTATCCAGGACGCATACTTGTGTTTTTCATTGGTAACTCTGTGTATTTAATTTTATAAAGATCACAGATAGTTTTCCAATCGGTATCTATAGTTTCAAACTTACCAATATAGTCAACAAGTATGTTATTGTTGTTATCACACAAATAATCACATTGCGTTTGTTTTTGAATAATACTTTCTTTGTACAAATATTGTTCTTTTATAACAGTTTCGGTTTCTAGTAACCAATAGTTAAATCCTTTATTAATGTCACTTAAACTTCCTAAAAACTCTTTGGTAAAAACACCATATTGTTTTTGTATTAAAAAATGATAATAACTTACTAATCTATCAAATGGATTACGTACTACTGAACAAATAAGATAATCTTCAAAATGATTTTTTATTACACCTATGGGCAAAGTATAAAACTTGCCATATTCTTCAAACTTTACAAAATCATGTTTAAGTAATGTACCAGTAACAGAAGTTCCTGCATTTTTTGGTATATGGACAAATCCTATTTTTTTCTCTTTGTTATACCACATTCTTTATGCTTTCTATTGGTATTTTAGGCAAGTTTATATCTTTACCTTTGTAACTTATAACACTCTGCCAGCATTTAGGATTATATACGTTAGGATTATATTTCTCATTACATGTGTAATACATATCTTTCAACATAGCAAAATCAAAGTTACCTTTGCTTTTTTGATATTTTAACATTTTTTGCAAAGCAGGTCTACGATTTATTTCTTGAATACTTAAAAAAATATTAGTAATACCATTTTCTAAACACCATTCTTTTTGAGTTGGTACTAGATAATCGCTATTATATGCAGTATATCCATTTGCTGCTTTAAAACCTAATGTTTTAGATCTTGCTATAGGAAAATAATAGTTTCTATCACCTATACGAGCTAAATCTTTATCCCAATGATCACCTTGATATATTCCACTCATTGCAAGATATGTTTCGTCTTCCTTTACTACATAAAATGCTTTATAGTTTTTTATCCTTGCACCAAAGTTTTCATAGTTTACAGCATTGCGATGTTTATCCATACTTGCTATAGTAGTGAGTTGTAAAATAAGATCAACATCGTCTATAATATTTGTTACACTAATAGCCAAACTCATTTTCCTTTACATGATCAAAAAACGGTGCAATCTTAAAATCCTGTGTAATACGACCTCTACTGTTGCTATCAGGATCAGGAACTCCGTATTCATCTGCATCCCAATCAACAAGTCTTATAAACACTTCACCTACTTCTGTTTGTATTGGAAAAATATATCCAAATGTATTATTTTTTACATCAATATTTGCTTTTACATCATTGCTTTCAATATGCGAAATACTAACACCTAGTTGTTTACTAGCCAACTGAATAAGTTCGTTATATGTCATGCTTGTATTTTCCATATACCGTCCTAAAGCACCAACACTTCTAAAACGTAAAATAGGTGTTATTTTTGTTTTATAGTTATGCAACTTGGCCTTTTCTACAAACAAGTTAACCTGTTTCTGTATAACATTTTCATTTACACCTTTTGCTACAATAGTACCTGTATTAATGATCATATTATGTTTAAGTAGATTTTCAAGTGCTCTTACCTTTGCAGTTGCCCAGTTTCCTTCATCTATAACTTTGTATATTGTATTGTCATCGGCGCCATTCATACTCAAAAGAACAAGTCGTAATCCTGCATCTTTCAAACGTTTTACATAAGGTTCGTGTGCAAGTTTTAATCCATTTGTAGTCAAACTTACATGGTGTCCTAGTTTTTTTATAGTGCTAATAATGTCAAAAATATCTTCACGCATTGTAGGTTCGGCACCTATTAATCTAACAAATGTCCTCTTTGGCAGCTTAGAAATAGTTTCATATAATCTGTTGATATCCATATCAGGAATATCTCTATTTGGCAAATAACAGTTAGCACATTCCATATTGCAACGATGTGTTACATCAACCATTATAGTATCAAATGGGTTATTACATGCTTCGTATGTCTTCATTGTTTTATTGCCCCATGATAGTAATATAATCGGTGCCGATAATTGGGCGCCTGTTTGAGTATCTTATTATAAATGTTTTCTTTATATTGATTAATATTGTTGACTTTAGGAATCAAATATTCCTTTTGTAATCCTAGATATCCATCGTTTACATATACAGTGCGTTCTTTTTTTGGTATTAGTTTGGATTTTTCAAATGCAGGAGTTTGTAGTACATCTTTAAAATAATCTTTAAAGTTGTGTCCAATAGTTATTTCGTGTTCGTGTTCAAAGTTTATCTGTATAAACTTGTTAAATGCAATAATATCATTTAACACATCGCCGAAATCATCCTTAAATTCAACACAGAATTCTTCGTATAATGTTTCTAAATTTTCAATACTCTTGTAGTAAACGAAAGCATCTGGTTGCCACAGTCTATTATCATAATCAATAAACTTATTAACCGCATCTTCCAATACAAACCTGTGCATTTGAATCCTGACATGTGAAATGATATCTTTAACAGTTTTAAGATTTGCTACACGATCATAAAAATCTTTATAATGTATATTTAGAGTATGATGTGCATACAGAGCAGCCCATTTAAAAATACCAAGTGTATGGAATCCAAGATAGAAATAACTCCACGTTTGCATTTCAACAAAATCTTCTTTTGTGTAAGAAAATGTTTCGGCTACAAACTTAGCAGGACTTGCTTTGCGTTTTGAATTGGGCATCTCGTGATAAGTTTTATCTATATAGCCTATTTTATACTTTTCCATATATTCTGTATCCATGGCAGGTGAATTAGGCAATAACTGAAAATCGTGCAATCTCACGTCATCATGAAAACTCATACACATTAAATCTGTAATAGCAGTCTTCCACTTGTCTATACTGTCTCCTGGACTGCCAACAATAAGAGCAGGCACAAGCGGAACTCCTGCTTTTAAGCCGTCGTTTATTTCTTTAATGCTTTCTATTGCCTTGATATTATCTCTGTCCATTATTTTTGTAACTTCTTCATCGGTATGTTGTATACCCATATGAGAAACTTTTAACATATCTTCTTTGTGCAATGCAACATGTGCTTGTGTTGCCCTTGTTTTTTTATTTTTTGCACTACTGAAGGCCACTGTTGTGACGTAGTTGTTTTTCTTTTTACATTCAATAAGTTTATATATGTAATCTAGATCGTCTTCAAAAATACCAAAGTTAGCATCTACAATTAAAACCAAATCAGGTTTTAACTCCATTACGGAATCTATTTCTTCCATGACATAATCACGTTGAAACTTTTTTATCTTTGAGGCAGTTGCACTTCCCCAATCACAAAAAGTACAACCATAAGGACATCCACGATTTGTTTCGAAGCTAACAGCAACACGAGATTGGCTGCCTCTTGATTTTATTTCTTTTGCCCATTTTATAAATTCATGTTTTAAATGGGTATATGGTTTGCCGATGATATCTTTACATTCTATTTTTAGTACTGGTGTTCTTGGTTTTAAGGGATTCGTTTTTAAAATAATACCATTGATATCATAATCAATATTGTTCTGATAGTTATATAAAAATTCAGGCATCACACTTTCTATTTCAGCGTAACATATAGCATCTACACAATCTAATCTTTCAAATACTTTTAAATTTTTATATTCAATCTCCGGGCCGCCTGCTATTATAAAGCAGTTTGGGTTTACTTTCTTTACATAACGTGATAACTCTAACTGATCATTTATATTCCAAGTATAGTTACTTGTTAACAGCATATCTAGATTTTTTACATCAATATCTTTTAGAATTTCTTCAGCGGATACATCGTTATCGTAACAACGAAATATAGGAGTTTGCCATTTCAAATCGATGTGTTTATCATAGTCAACTTCTATATATGTCCTAAGTCTTGCATACAAGTAAGGTAAAAATGTACTCATAGGCAGTAAGCCAAGATTACATACTAATATCTTCATATTATTACAAACCTCTAATGTCCTCTTGACCGTTTACACATACCATTAAGTGAATACGTGGTGTATCTCCGTCATTATATGCGGCGTGTGGCAACCCTTGGTTTAAGAAATAGGTGCTTCCATCTGCTTCCATTCTAAAAGTTTCAACTTCTTTTGCACCTTTTTGTCTTGTAGTAAAATAACTTTTGTCATTAGTTACTAGTGGAATATGATAACGCATAGAAAATGTAGTATCATAATCCATGTGCTCGCTAATACTTCCTCCTGGATCCATAACACGAATATTACATCTAGATACTTGTCCTTTGAATGATTTTAGTACCTCTTCAATGTATGTGCCTTTTGCCCAATCTGCTATTTTAGTATATTTTCTTTCATCCCAACGTGGATCTTTTTTAACTTCTGCAATGTTTTTCATGACACCGTTATCTTCTGGTTCAAAAGATTCATCAAACTCTGTTACACTGTATAAGTTATAGTTTCCGTCGCTATATGTGCTATATCCTCTATCACATTGACTTACAATAAAATCTCTTCCAGTTCCTTTTTTAAGTTCGTCAAAGTTATTTTGGAATACTTCTAAAATTTTATCAATGTCAAACTTGTATGTATCCGGAAGTTTTAAAAAACCAGGTAGCTGATGGCGTCTTAATAGTTTTTCTTTTAACATTTTTTACCCCTATATTGCTTCAAAATGTTTCATTACTGTTTTAACAGTATGTTCATTAGTATTTACATTTATTACTATCCAATAACTTGGTTTACTCGAACAGTTAAACAAATAATGTACTTTAGCTGAATCAAAAAAGTATACTTTTCCGCCTTCCCAATACAGCATTTTATCTTCTAGTATAAAGTTAAAATATGGAGGATTGTAGTTATTTAATGGTACAATCAACCTAAAATATTTAAACTTATCGTTTTTTAAATCTCTATGTGGAGGAAAAAATCCTCCTGGATTTAGTTTTAAAAAATGAGTTCTTACATAGTAGTTATCAAATGGACTTAATATTTTTTTTAGTTCAGGATGCTCATATACAGGCGTATGGACACAAAAGTCTTCTTCTTTATAAGCTGTATCGTTTTCTTTATTGTATTCGGACAAACTATCTAAATCTGGTATTCCGTCAACACCGCCGTTTAAACTTGTAATACTTAGACCCCAACGATCTATTTTTTTACGAGGATTGTATGGTACATATTCAAAGTTTTCTTCTGTCCAATCTACCAACTGATTAGGCGACTTTATTTTCAAGTTTAGAGGATAAAAGTTTCCAAACTGGGTAAGCATACTATAATAGTCAAACGACATTTTCTTTCCTTTTTGGAATCTTGCTATCAGCCGAACTTACACAACTTTCTGTGATACAAGGCATCGGCTTATCAAATAGTTTAAATCCTGTTTCTATATTACCAAGAGGAACATCATGACAACTGTAACTACGTTTAACGCTACCATCTGGCTCACGAATAATAATACCTTGATAGCCAGCATTACAATTCCAGCCTTTAAACTTGTTAAAGTTGAAAGCATTAAATCTTTCAGCTTGATCCATATACCATTTTTCGCCTTGACTATCTTTAAACTCAACTTGCATATGCCACGGTACACTGGCATCATTTTTTCCATTTACTCCAGTAGGAATAGCAAAACTAGGTTTAGGTCTTCCTTCCCATTTGCGTTTGCTTTCTGTATATGCACGTTGTGGCATACCGTTCCAAAGTCGCTTCAAGTCTTCTTCTTTGTATCCTTCAACGATTCTTGACGCCGTAGGGTCAGACTGCGGTTTAAGGGTGACGTTGATACCTTGCTCATGGAAGAACAAAGCATTTTCCCAATCACGTTCAAACCAGTCTGGAACCATAACCATATTGATTGTAACTTGTACATCATGCTCCTGACACAGTATCAACTTGTCTGCAAAGTCTTGTAACTTGTCAGTAGTATTTAAATGTTCTGTGTGCAAACTTGCTGTAATACTTGCCCTATGGAAAGGCTTAACACGTTCTACATAATCCTCAAACCAACTCATTGGTCTAGAGCAGTTTGATGTCATATGTACGGAAGTATAATTAGTATTGTCGACATCAGAAGCCAAATGACCAAGTATGTCCAAGTATCCTGGATGAAAGGTAGGCTCACCGCCAGACAAACTAAAATGGAAACTGTTAAAACCGTTATCACGTGCTTGCCTCTTTATCTCATCTATTGTCTTGAGACATAGTTCTGTTGGTCTATGATCTTTCCTGTCGCTACGAGCGTAGGGCCAACAATAACTGCAACGATAATTGCAAAACCTACCAAGAAGCCAACTAACAGTAAAGATATCTCTATAAAGAAGAGTACGTTGTCCGACTTGGACAATGTCGTTAAAAGGTATCTTAGTAAAATCGTAGTTGCTCCATTTTAAATCTTCAATCATAATAATATTATAACACCTTTAAACTTTGTGTCAACCGTATGGCAACTCTAAATCGCCACAAGTTCTAATAAAATGACCAAATGCATAAAGTCTTTCTAAACAAGGAAAACAATGATTACAATGATTAAAGTTATTTAAATCTGTAAAGTTTTCATTTGTATGAGCTGCACAGCTATTTGTTAAAGGCCACAATGTTTCTAATACTTCTAAGTTTTTATATGCATAATAAACATCCTTTTTATCTACAGCTAAAAATGGAGTGTTTTGTAAAATATTAGCTTCGCCTCGGATTGTATCAACTGTTGAATCAGTTCCTGTAAATGTATCTCTGGATACATCTCTATTTTTAATATGTTCCATTGCAATAACAGGATTGATGTTATATTCTTTATGATATTTCATAACCATAAATGAAATATGATCTAAGGGAGGATTTATTGTAAGTCCGCTGTATACAATATCTATATTGTTTTTTCTTATGATCTTTTCTACTGCTGCATCCAGTCTTTCTGTATAATCATCATGTTTTGCAAACACTACAACATGTTCTTCAGGCTCTTTACCTGTAAGCTCTGTTACTTTTTTAATGATTCTTCTAGTGACTGGGCCATAAAAAGGCTTTTTATCAGTTTGTAGAGTTATTGGATATATTTTTGCATTTGGATATGCCAAGCAACAAGCATAATACAAAATAGTGCTATCTGCTCCTCCACTAAACTTTACTGCAATATTTTTAAAATTTTGATTTGAATAAAAACTATCAAACATTAAATGATCCTGTTAAAACCATACCATCTTTCTGCACAAAAGAAACAGTGCTCGCAATGTTTGTGATCAGGACCGATGCCATTATATTCTGTTGTATCTTCACAACTAAATGTCAAAGGATATAAAATATCCATCATATTTAAATCGTCATATGCTTTAAATACACCCCTCTTATCTCCTGTGGCAAAAGGTCTGTTAAAATACACGCCATTAAAATGTAGTAAAGGGTCAAAAGGTGTATATTTCTTTTTATGTGGTTTCCTAGGCTTTAATCCTAGTTTAAACAATACATAGTTATGTTCAGCATTCCAGTCGTATATAAAGTTTTTTGTTTTATGCACTCTATATTCAAACCAAAGTTTAATAGTAGGAAAGACTAGTTGGTACCATGCTTCAGGGTCGCGACTTTTATCTCTCTTATTAAGATGGAACATTATAGTTTCATAGTCATAACCCATGCTTTCTTGAT